GATCCACCTAACAGAACGTTTTACCCATATTGAGGAAAACATTGAGGCAATCGCCAGATCCACACTGTCCCATATTATTAAAGAGGAGGGCTTTAGAAATAAGGCCTACAGAGACTCTAAGGGGCATTTAACCATCGGCGTGGGACATCTGATTAAAAAAGACGAGAAGCATCTTGTCCATACCACCCTAACTGACGAACAGGTAGAAGAGCTTCTCAGAAGCGATTTAAGGTGGTGCCAAGACGCCGTTGAGACCTCGGTGAGGATACCCCTCAAGCGCAACCAAATAGACGCCCTATACAGCCTGTGTTTTAACGTGGGACCCGATAATTTTAAACAGTCCACCGTGGTCAAAAGGTTAAACCAAAACGACATTAAGGGCGCGGCGGATGCCATACTGATGTGGGACAGACCACAGGAACTTATCCCTAGAAGAAAACGGGAAAAAGCATTGTTTTTATCATCAAATTAGGGCGTAAATTGCCCTTTTTTTGCATTAGTATGTATAGGGATTGATCACCCTATAAAATAATAACCTCGGGGAACGGAATGGACGGATTCAAAAAACTACCTAAAATGCAGTGCTTTAAAACCGGCGGAAAAGTCGAAGCTAAAGCAATGTGCTACGGCGGCAAAATGAAAGAAGGCGGAAAAGCCGATATTGCCCAAGACAAAAAGATTGTCAAAAAAGCGTTTGCCATGCATGACAAACAAGAGCACCCTGGCGAGAAGACTGACCTGTCCAAGCTTAAAAAAGGCGGTCGTTCCAAAAAAGCAGCTGGTACTGTACGCAAATATAAATCTGGTGGCGAAGTAAACAACGTCTATGAAGCCAAAAAATCATCTGGCGACATTTCCAACATTCAAAAAGTAAAAGACATTAAACCAAGTAAGGCAGCAGCTCCATCAAAAGCAGCTATCAAACCTGCTATGAAAGGCAGTGATGTTGCTAAAGAAAAAAGCAAACCCACTGGTTCAACAAAAGCCGTAAAGGTTAATGAATACAAAAAAGGCGGAAAAGTTAAAAAATGTGCTGCAGGTGGCCAACCTGGCGCTACTGAAGCTCAGCAAGAATATTACGACAAAAACAAAGCAAAGGCAGTTAAAAAAGAAAAGGCTGCTGATTACGAGGCATTTGGTTCCCGTGGTGATGCTGCTAAAAAGGGTATGGAAGAAGGTCGCATGGACCCTATGGGTACCGCTTACAAAAAAGGCGGCAAGATTAAAAAGTTTGCTGAAGGCGGTTTTACTGCTGAAGAAGAAAAATGGCTAGGCGGCGCAGACCGCACAGACCCAATTATTCTAGCACGTATGCGTGCCGCACTCGGTGAACAAAAACCTCAAAGTTCTTACATGCCAAATGCTAATCCGGCGATGGATAACCGTGATGTTGGCATGCCACAAGGATCTTACATCCCTAATGCTAATCCGGCGATGGATAACCGTGATGTAGGTATGGCCCCAATGCGTCGTCCAACTCCAGTGGCTTTGCCAGCTGGCCCTTCTGCGGATGATCGTTTACGCGCTAAGTATGGTCGTCCCGTTCAAGCTCCTAACGTAGAGCAAGACTCTGGTGTGGCTTACCCACAGGGCAAACCTGCTCCTAATTTATTTGCTAATCGTGAGCCTTCTGCTATGCAGCGTTTCTTTAATGCTACTCCTGCGGAACAAGCAGCTAACTTTCAACGTGGTGTGCAAGCTCGTAAAAACTTTGGCAAAACTACACCAAGCTCAACACCTTCGTTTTCTAGCCTTTTAGATGCGTTAAACAAACCAAAGGTCTAACATGCCAATCAAATCCGAACAACAGCAAAAGGCCATGTACGCCGCAGCCGCTGGCAAGTCTACCCTTGGCATACCTAAAAAAGTTGGCAAAGAGTTTGTAAAAGCTGGTAAAGCTAAGCCCAATCTACCCAAAACAGTAATGAAAAAGGCCGCTGGTCGCGGACGATAATATGGCGTACTCTGGGACGACTGGTCAGACATCCGTTAATGTTGACCAATTAATTTCTTATGCGTTTCGAGATGCAGGTAAAACTGCAGAAGAAATAACGCCAGAATATGTAAATGCTGCCCGTCAAGCATTGTTCTATAACCTCATGGATTTATCTAACATGGGTGTTAATCTGTGGCTTTTGGAAAACCAATTGTATGGTGCACTCACAGCACAACAACAGTTAGTTCTTCCAAAAACTACCATTGACGTCAGAGAAGCAAACTGGGTCTACATCATCAATTCCGCAGCGTCTAGCTATCTTCCAGTTGACAACGCACAATCCCCCACAGTATTTGATCAAAATATAAACCAAGTTGCTACGTCAACTGTTGGTGAGAATTACTTTGGTCTAACATACCCACAGCCGCAGCCAGTGTTCTACGTTGGCTTTAATGGCTATGCTACGGGTGGTGGCACAACGACTTATAACTTTGCCTATGAAGTTAGTAACGATGGAATTACTTGGACATTGATCCAACAGTTTCCAGCAACTACATTAAAGGACCGTGAGTGGAAGTATTTTAATATCTCTACCACACCAAACTATCAATACTACCGTTTGCGTGAGACTGTGTTGCCCACGTTCTCTATACGCCAGATGGTATTTTCTACGAGCCAACAGGTCATTCCACTGTCACGCTTAAACCGCGACGACTATTGGAATTTACCAAACAAACAGTTTCCATCTGTACGCTCATTGCAGTTTTGGTTTGATCGACAAATTGAGCCATCAATGTATTTGTGGCCAGTTCCTAACAATGACTTCCAGATGTTTCAGTTAATTGTTGAAAAGCAAATGGAAGATGTTGGTTCGCTGACTAACCAAATTTATGTACCAGATCGTTGGTTGCCAAGCATTCAAGCAAGCTTATCACACAAATTGTCTATGCAACTTCCAAGTGTTGATATGACACGCATTGGCTATTTGGAACAACAGGCTGACAAATTATTTTTACGAGCCAGTGAAGAAGATCGTGATAAGTCACCGATTTATTTCCAACCTAATATAAGCTATTACACAAGATGACCAACGCATACGTAATGACGTACGACAATTTGGTATCCGATATTCAAAATTACATGGAACGTAATGACGCGCAGTTTGTCGCTCAGATTCCTAGTTTGATTGGCTTGGCTGAGTCTGCTATTGCTGCTGAACTTAAAACTTATTTGCAGTTGACTGTTGTTGAAACAACACTAGCACAAAACCAAGTTGTTGTAGCTAAACCTGCACGTTGGAGGAAAACGGTTTCACTAAAGTCAAACGGCAAACCAATTTTAATGCGCTCACAAGATTATGTGGCACAGTACCAATCTGAGTCTACACCAGCTGTCCCACTTTATTACGCGGAATACGACTACAACAACTGGGCAATTGCGCCAGCGCCAGCTACTACAACGCCGGTAGAGATAATTTACTACAGCGAAATTCAACCGCTTGATACAACAAACCAACAAAATCTATTTACTAGAGAAGCACCACAAGCGATGTTGTTTGGAACACTACTCCAAGCACAGGGCTACTTAAAAGCTCTTGACAAGTTGCCTGTGTGGAAATCTTATTACACAGATGCACTAGCTGCTCTTAAGAAAGAAGACAATTCTCGTCGTGTTGATCGTAACACCAATGTACAAGAGCCATAATATATGACAACATACACTTCCCCCTTTACAGGCAATGTCATCCAACCCACGGATGTATCCTATTATGCTCTTAACTTTAGTTCCAACACTCAGCTTTACTGGCCTACTGTTGTTAATCCAACACAGGTTCCTGCAGCTCGCATTATGGACTGTGTTGCTAGTGTTGATGGTTTGGTTATTTTGCTTCCTGATGCAACACAAGGTGCAGTTGGTTCAGACATCCTTTTCCGCAATTTGGGAGCGCATGCGTTCACTATTACGGACGCGTCTGGAGCTGAATCAATTACCGTTGCTGTGGGCGCTGCTAAGTATCTCTATCTTACTAATAACACTACTCTAGGTGGCACTTGGTCTAATATTGCTTTTGGTGTTGGTACATCTTTTGCCGATGCAGTAACACTGCAGGGCGCTGGCTTGACAACCGTATCTGGTCAACTAGCAACCACACAAAACGTTGCGGACATTACTTCAACACCAACACTAAACGATCTTAGCCGCGCAACTACATTTAACTGGAACGCGGGCAATGGTATAATAAACTTACCAGTACCAAGCACCCTTTCAACTGGTTGGTATATTGGCTTTAGAAACAGCGGTGGTGGTGCACTATCCATTACTCCAGTTTCCCCGGCGTTAATTAATGGGCAGTCGACCATTACAGCAAACCCCGGTGATTCTGGTTGCGTTATTTACGACAGCAACACTGGTAACTTTATTACTGTTGGCTTTACAGCGCC